GNGAGCCGCGCCGGCTGGTGTGAGCGCCGCACGGCGGTAAAGTGGAAATCCGACGCGGCGGGAACGTTTCGGCTGCTACGGATATTTAATTCTTGACGCTGGGGCGCAAATCTGTTTACGAAACATCATAATCCCGTTTTGCGCCGAAAATCTCAGGTAAGCCCATGAAGCTGACCGCGAAAGGCCGCGCCAAGATTCCGACACGCGAGTTTGCCGGCCCGGATCGTTCGTACCCAATCGAGAACCGGTCTCACGCCGCGAACGCGAAAGCTCGTGCCAAGCAGCAGTTAAACGCTGGTCGCCTGACCAAGCAGCAATATGCCCATATCGTCGAGAAAGCGAACGAGGTTCTGAAATAGCATGAGGGGGAAACCGGAGACGGTCCCATGCTAGGAACTCTGATCGGCATCATTCTGGCGCTCGTTGTGCTCGGCGTGCTGTGGTGGGCCTTGCAAAAGATACTCGCGGTATTTCCGATCGCGGAACCCTTCCGCACCGTGATTTATGTCGTCTGCGTCGTGGTAGCCGTGCTGATCGTGATCGCCTACGTGGTCGTCCCGCTGCTGCACATGGCGGGAATACACGTCCCGATGAGGTTCTAAATGCCCTACAAATCCCAGACGCAGGAACGCTGGGCGCACACGTCCGCCGGCATGAAGGCGTTAGGTGGCGCTGCCAAGGTTGCTGAATGGGATTCGGCCTCGAAGGGTCTCAGCCTGCCGGCGCGCAAATCCGGTGGCGTTCTCGGCGGCATACGCCCGAAGGCCCGCAAGGGAAAGAAACGGTAATGCCCGTCAAACCCGACGACAACGATACGACCGGCTGGGCGCAGGCCCTTCAAGGCTCACGCCGCAAGGTCATGCANCCCGCCGACAGCCGCCGCCATCTTGGCATGAGCCCGGAGCGGGCGAAGTAATGGAATGGCTGCGCCGGCCGGTAATCAGTTCTGGAAGGCTCGGAGTTCGCATGGTCGGCGGCCGATCTTCAGCAATCCCGAGGCGCTGTGGAACGCCTGTTGCGAATATTTCGAGTGGGTCGAGGATAATCCTCTATGGGAGGATAAGCTAGTCACATTCCAGGGCAGCGCCACTCATGAGCCCGTAGCGAAAATGCGGGCTATGACGTTGGAGGGGCTTTGGATTTTCCTCGATATTGATCGTTCTACTTGGACTTTGTACCGCGGACGAGAAGACTTTATCTCGGTCACATCGCGAGTAGATGAAATTATCCGAACGCAGAAGTTCCAAGGCGCCGCGGCTGACTTGCTCAATCCAAACATCATTGCTCGCGATCTCGGTTTGGCGGATCGTTCCGAGCTAAGTGGTAGGGATGGCGGGCCGGTCGAAATTCAACGAATTGAGCGTGTCATTGTCGGTACTCCAAATACAAACAGCGGAAGTGTTCCGCCCGCTACTGGAACCGGCGAGGTATAAGGGAGCCTGGGGCGGTCGCGGTAGCGGCAAGTCGCATTTCTTCGCTGGCTTGATGGTCGAGGACGCGCTCCGCGAACCGGGTATCAGCGGTGAAGGGCTTCGCGCGATTTGCATTCGTGAAGTCCAAAAAGACCTCAAGGAAAGTTCCAAGCTTCTGATCGAGGACAAACTGTCAGCGTTTCGCTTAGGCGAAGCTGACGGCTTTCGCATCTACAAAGACGTAATTCAGACACCGCGCGACGGCCTGATTATCTTCAAAGGAATGAACGACTACACGGCCGAATCCGTGAAGTCGTTGGAGAAGTTCAAGCGCGCTTGGATGGAGGAGGCGCAGACAATCACGGAACGCAGCCTTTCCATGCTGCGTCCGACAATCCGCGCTCCGGGCTCGCAGTTGTGGGCAAGCTGGAACTCGCGGCGCAAGAAAGACGCGATTGACGATTTTCTGCGGCAGAAAAGACCCGATAATGCGATCATTGTCCAAGCCAATTGGCGCGATAACCCGTGGTGGAACTCAGAGCTTGAGGCCGAGCGCCAACTCGATCTGAAACTTTATCCCGAACGCTACGATCATATCTGGGAAGGCGACTACGCCAAGGCGTTCGAGGGCGCCTACTTCGCCAAGCAACTATCGCAGGCAAAGCTAGATGGTCGAATCGGAAAGGTGGAAGCTGATCCGCTACTACCGATCCGTGCCTACTTTGACTTGGGCGGTTCCGGAGCGCAAGCCGACGCTATGGCGATCTGGATTTGCCAATTCGTCGGACTGCAAATTCGAGTCCTCGATTACATTGAAGGCGTCGGGCAAGTTCTCGCCTACTATGTCAACGAGCTGCGCCAGCGGGGCTACGGCGGCATTGAATGCGTGCTCCCCCACGATGGCATCAACGAGAACAACATAACCGGCAAGCGGTATGAGGATCATCTGCGAGACGCCGAGTTCTCTGTCCGCACAATACCAAATCAGGGACGAGGAGCTGCGGCTCTCAGGGTGGAGGCGGTTCGGCGCATCCTGCCAAAGTGCTGGTTTGCCGACGCGGCAACGGAATCTGGTCGAGATGCGCTTGGCTACTATCACGAGCGTAAAGACGAAACCAGAAACGTCGGGCTCGGCCCCGAACACGATTGGTCCTCGCATTGCTTCATAGGTGAAACTCCGGTCTTGACGCGTTTCGGAATGCGTCGGATAATGGACCTTCCTGAAACTGGGAAGGTTCTTACGCCATGTGGCTGGAAGTGGTATCGGAATCCGCGAATCACGCGGAGAAATGCCCCACTTGTGGAGGTAACGTTCGGCGACGGGCTTTCGGTGAAATGCACGCCGGATCATATGTTCGCAACGGCGAGCGGGTGGAAATCCGCAAGCAAGTTGCTGCCGGGTTCGCTGATCCGATCTACCTTGACCCCTTCGCGACGTATTTCGATGGGCGCCTCTATCGCTGCTGGAAGGGTCAGCGATATTGGTCGTGCGGCGGTGGAACGCTTCACCGGCATGTATGGACGGCTGCTTTCGGTCCTATTCCCAAAGGTTGCCACATTCATCACCGTGACGGCGATCACAACAATAACCGAATCGCAAATCTCGAATGCCTGCCAGCTCGCGAACATATCTCGCGCGAGTGGCACAACCATCATTCGGGACGAGGCTTCACTGATGAGGCCCGCGAGCGTGCAGCAGATTGGCACCGCTCGGATGATGGACGTGCATGGCATCGCCGACATGCTCAGCGCACCAAAGGCTGGACGAAATGGAAGCGCGAAAAAAAGAAATGTCCAAACTGCAAAAAGGCATTCATGGCTCTCGTGCGTAAAAGCGGCCATTCGCAAATTTGGTGCTCCATTCGATGCAAGGCAATTGCGTATCGCGAGCGTCGAAATGCTGAATGAAACCGCCGATGTATGGTGCCTGACGGTTCCGGGCACTGAATGCTTCTCGCTCGCGAATGGGGCGATCGTCCATAATTGCGCGGACGCCTTCGGCCTGATGGCAATTGCGTACGAGGAGCCGAGCCGCACGCGGCAGTTCAGCCGCAAGATCAGTTATCCGCAAATGGGGGCGGTGTGATGGACGTGGACGCATCATTGCGCAGACTTCGTGCGCTTCATGAGCGCGTAATGGCAATGCCGAATGGCCGCGCTATCTGGCGCAGAATGATCGAAATGGCATCTGAGAAAAATGCCCCGCAAGCCCATTCTTGAAGTTGAAACGCTGGTCCGCTCGGAAAAGCTTGACGCACTCGCGGCCGTGCAATCGTCCAAACTCTCGGCCGAACGAGCGCAAGCGCTCGACTACTACCGCGGCGACGTGTCAGCCGACATGCCGGCGATCGAGGGCCGTTCGCAGGCTGTGTCCATGGACGTGTCGGATACGGTTGAAGGCTTGATGCCTTCGCTCATGGAGATATTCTGCGGCTCCGATGACGTGGTGCGCTTCGAGCCGGTAGGCCCCGAGGACGTGGACGCGGCGCAACAGGAAACGGATTATGTGAATCATGTGTTCATGCAGAAAAATCCCGGTTTCATGATCCTCTATTCGTTCATCAAGGACGCCCTTTTGAGCAAGACGGGGATCGTCAAGGTCTTCTGGGAAGAAAGCGAAAAAGAGGAGCGGGATACATATTATGATCTTCCCGACGACGCCTATAATCTACTGCTGAGCGATCCCGACATTGAAATCGTCGAGCATACGGAGCGGGATGCCCCGCTAGGCGGGTATTGATGGGAATCGCTGACGTACAATCAGGTTTTTCCCATGCAGCGCCGGCCGGCGTTATCTGCCATCGAGCGCGAATGCGCTATGAGAATGGCGGGGCTATTCAGGTTTTGGAATTTGATATTGTTCAGGACGGCAAGCCATCGACAATTCTACATCGCTGCGCTGCATCGACCGATCCCGTAGCGGAAGCGGAAAAAGCCGCTCAATCGCTAAATGCTCGCCCCTAACCCTGCTTTCGCGCCGCCGCCAATTCCGGCTTCTTCCCCGGCAGCGCAGGCGCCTGCTGGTGTCGTCCCCACTGCACCGCAGGCGCCAAAATTCCACGACGTAACGGTCGTCAAGCGCAAGAAATACGGCTGCGCTCGCGTTGCGTCGGTCCCGCCCGAGGAGTTCGGAATATCGCGTCGTGCGCGCCGCATGTCGGTCAGCGATTCGGACGGCGCGGACTATTGCTTTCACGAAGTCATCAAGGCCCAATACGAGCTGATCGAACTCGGTTACGATGAAACCGAAATCAAATCGCTCTCAAGCTATACATTCCCCGCGCTGGGAGGCGTGGAAGCCTTCTCGCGCGACACGGTTAACGAGAATGCGCAGGCGCCGGGCGATGAAGGAACCAATCAGGACATCCGCAAAATCCGCATTACTGAGCATTATGTGCGGATGGATTACGAGCAGGACGGCAAGCCGCGGCTCTACAAAGTCGTAACCGGCGGCGAGCAGGGGAAAATCCTAACCCGCGACGGCAAGCCGGATATCGAGCCCGCAGACGTGATGCCGTTTGCGGCCATGACGCCGGTCATCGTCACACATCGGTTCTTCGGGAGGTCAATTGCCGATCTAGTCATCGATATTCAGCGCATCAAGACGGCGCTGCTCCGCGGGCTGCTCGACAACGCCTATCTGTCCAATAATCCGCGCGTTGAAGTTTCCGAGGCGCACGCTACAGATACCACGCTCGATGACCTGCTGGTGTCTCGGCCCGGCGGCATCGTCCGAACGAAAATGCCGGGCGGTATCAATTGGCAAGTCGTGCCGAATATCGGCGCGAATATCTATCCGCTGCTTGAATACCTGGACGGCACGCGCGAATGGCGCACCGGCATGTCCAAGCAAGGACAGGGGCTTGATCCTAACGCGCTGCAAAACCAGACGGCCACGGCGGCCAATCTGGTATTCACGGCCGCGCAAGCCAAGATGAAGCTGATCGCGCGGATATTCGCCGAAACTGGCATCCGCGACGTGTTCCTGCTGCTGCACGGCATCATTCGCAAGCACGGTTCCGAGCCGGAAACTGTCAGGCTGCGCAATCAGTGGGTCCCGGTTGATCCGCGCAACTGGCGCACCCGCAACGATATGACCATCAATGTCGGTCTCGGCGATGGCGGTAAGACGCAGCAGCTCGCACACCTGATGACTGTCATCGAGTTCCAGAAACAAGCGTTGGAAGGTGGCAAGACAAATCTTGTCACCGATGAAAATCTATTCCATTCGGCCGAGGAATTGACAAAGCTAGTCGGGCTTAAGGCGGTTGATCGCTACTTCACCGATCCGAAAGGCCAGCCGGCGCCGCAACCCGCGCCCGATCCGAAGATGATCGAGGCGCAAGGCAAGATGCAGTTGCAAGCGCAGGCGCAGCAGCACGACCAAGCACTTGCGCAACAACAGGCGCAAACGGACCTCGAGGCCGGAATCGCCAAGGCGCAGGTTGAGGCCGAGTTGAAGCGTCAGCAGATCGCGGCAGAAACGCAGCTGAAACGCGAGCAGATGCTTGCTGAAATGGCGCTGAAAACCGAACAGATGAATCGCGAAATGGCGCTCAAAGAGCAACAGATGCAGATGGAGCACCAATTCAAGATGCATTCGCTCAGCCTCGGCGGCAACGATAGCGTAGCACTCGGTAGTCCGGTGCGCATGGGGGGTGAAGTCGGATGAGCGACGACAAGCTTCACGACGCGCAAGTCCGCGGTTCTCGCGCCGAGGAACTGTTGCGTAGTGAACTGCTGGCCGAATGCTTCATGACGCTTGAAAACGCGTACATCAAAGCATGGCGTGAAACGACACCGCGGGATGAACACGCCCGCGAAAAGCTATGGCTTGCGGTCCAGGTCGTCGGCAAAGTGCGCGATCATCTGACCAATGTCGCCGCTGACGGTCGCGTGGCGCAAAAGGACATCGACCGTTTAGCCGAGCGGCAGGCATTTCTGTCGCGTGTCGGCGATCAGATACGCAACCGCGTAGCATAGGACATCCATGGACCCGCAAGTTGCCGACGCTGGCGATGCCGGCGGCGAAGTCAGCATTATTGCGCCCCCGATAGAAAGCGCGGACGTAGGCGCACGCGAAGCAGGTCGCATTCTCGCCGAGCATCGGCAGAAACTGCGCCAGCAGCAGGAACAACCGGCCGCAGCCGAGGCAGAAACGCCCGCAGCAGCCGAGGAATCTCCCGCAAGGGAAGATGCCGCCGCCCCTCAAGACGAGGCTCCCGGCGAGACGGAGGCCAAAGCAGCCGAACCGGAACCCGAAGTTCCGCCCATCGAGCCGCCGCGGTCATGGACCAAAGAGCAGAAAGAGCGTTGGGCTTCCCTCCCTCGCGAAACGCAGGAATACGTTGCGCAGCGCGAGACGGAACGAGAGCGCGAAATCCGTCGAGGTCAAAACGAGGCCGCTGAATCCAAGAAGTCTCTTGAGACCGAAAAGGCAGCGGTAGCAAAGGCACGGCAGGAATACGAGGCTGCACTACCTCTCTTGCTGCAAAGCCTGCAAACCGTAAGCGCGGGCGAATTCGCGGACATCAAGACTGTCGAGGATGTCCAGAAACTCGCCAACGAGGACTGGCCGAAATACATCCGTTGGGACGCGCACCAAAAACGATTGGCCGCGGTCCAGCAGGAAATCCGGGCCGGTCAGGAACGTCAGACCGCGGAGTATCGCAAGCAATGGTCTGACTTCGCGGAAGCGCAGGACGCGGAGTTCATCAAACAGGCTCCCGAATTTGCAGACAAGGCCAAGGCCGCAAAGCTGCGCGATGCGGCGATCGAGGTATTGCAGGATCGCGGCTTCACCGAACGGGAACTAGCTGAACTTTACAACGGAGAGAAAACGCTTTCCCTCCGCGACCATCGCATTCAGCTACTCATCCTCGACGGCGTAAAATACCGCGAGTCTCAGAACGCCATCGCTGCAGCGGCCAAGAAAGCCAAAGTCGCGGCTGTGCCTCCCGTGGTGCGCCCTGGTGTCGCCGGCTCGCACGCGAGCAGCGACGAAACGCGCATCAAAACCCTAGCAGACCGTCTCGACACAACCGGGAGCGCCAAAGACGCCGCGGCTTTGCTGCGGGCTCGCCGCGCTGCCCGTCAATGAGGAACCACAATGGCACTTCCGACCAACACGCTTGCGACCTATGAGGCCGTAGGCAACCGGGAGGATTTGTCCGATGTCATTTATCGGATCGATCCGACCGACACCCCGTTCATGAGCGGGATCGAGAAAGAGCGAGCGACCGCCGTCAATCACGAATGGCAGACGCAAGCTCTGGCGTCGGCTTCGAGTTCCAACTTCCAGCTCGAAGGCGACGACGTAATCGCGGACTCGACGACCGTCACCGTACGCCTGGGCAACATCTGCCAAATCTCGCGCAAGGCTCCGCGCGTCACCGGCACGCAGCGTGCCGTGGACCACGCAGGCCGCGACGATGAAATGGCCTACCAGGAAATGCTCAAGGGCCTGGAACTCAAGCGCGACATGGAAACGACGCTCTGCGGCACCAACCAGGCCAAGGTGACGGGCGCCGATGCCACGCCGCGCAAGACGGCCTCCGTGCTTTCGTGGATCAAGTCCAATACGTCGAAATCGGGATCCGATCCCTCGACGGCAGACGGGCTTGGAACGCGATCGGACTCGACGCAGCGGGCATTTACCGAAGCGTTCCTGAAAACCGTCCTGTCCTCGATCTGGACCAACGGCGGCAAGCCGAACACGATCATGACCGGCGCTTTCAACAAGCAAGTGTTTTCTACCTTCACCGGCCGCGCCAGCCCGATCGAGGATACCCGCGCCAAGAAGATCACCGCATCGGTCGATGCGTATGAGAGCGACTTCGGCGTGCTCAAGGTGGTGGCTAACCGCTTCCAGCGTTCGCGTGACGTGCTCGTGCTCCAAATGGATATGTGGGCAGTCGCTTATCTCAACGGCCGGCGTTTTGTATCCCAGCCGCTCGCCAAGACCGGCGATTCCGACATCAAAGTGATCCTGTCGGAATATGCGCTTGTTGCCCGCAACGAGAAGTCCTCGGGCGGCGTGTTCGATCTGACCACGAGCTAATAGGAGCACGCCATGACAGAATATACCATCGACGCGGAAGGCGCAATTTCTTCCGTTCTCGGCGCGTGCGAAGTCACGATGTTCGACTCGGCAACGAGCCGGATCAAAAAGGCGACGGCAACGCAGATCGCCCAATATGTGATGGCCTCGACGGATTCGAGTGTATCCGGCGCGCTCACCATGACGGCGACGACCGGCACGCTGTCGAACGTCAACGGCAAGATCACCACTCAGTCGCAGACCGCGACCGGGCAAGCTCCCGTCGTTACGCTGACGATCACGAATACCACGATCACAGCGACCGATATCCTGCTTGCTTCGCTCGGCAATGGCACCAACACCACGGGCATTCCCGTGCTCACCGCCACTGCCGGCGCCGGCATCATGACGTTTGGCCTGCTCAATGCCGCGACGACGGCCACGGCGGCCTTCGCCGGTACCTTCGTGATCTCGTACAAAGTCATCAAGGCGTAATTCCGAAGTTCGACTCCCCACCTGAGGGCCGTCCTACGGGGCGGCCCTCTCTTTTTGGAGCATTCATGCAGCGCAGCGTTTGCATAATGTTGCTCACCGGCTCGGGCCATCCCCGGATCGAGGTCATGGAATATATCCAGCGGGAAATCATTTCTTTGCTGCATGCGCAGATTCCAGCGTCGTATTTCAGCGTATCGAATTGCAGCATGATCCCGCATGCGCGCAATTGGGGCGTAACCAAGTTCCTTGAGGAAACCGAGGCCACCGATCTGGTAATGATCGATGATGACAACTTCCCCGAGGACGGCACAATCGCGAAGCTGCTGAGCTATGACGCCGACGTGATCGGCGTTCCCTGCCGCAGCCGCGAGGAAGCTCTGACCTGGCCGGTGCGTTGGCTGACGGACGGTTCGCCAATCCGCAAGGCTGAGAATGGTCTTATCGAAGTCGAATGCGTTGGCACAGGAATTATTCGCATCAGCCGTTCCGCACTGCTCGCGCTTATCCAAGCCAATCCACTCAATTGGTATCACGAAAAGCGAGCGCTGAGCGGCAAGCTATACGCTTTGTTCCGTTATGAGTTTCGCGACAATATGCTGTTCGGCGAGGATGTGGCGTTCTGCCATGATTGGCGTGCAATTGGCGGCAAGGTCTGGATTACGCCTGACATCGAGACGAAACATATCGGCGTCAAGGCATATCCCGGAAAGCCATCGGAATGGCTCAAGGGCGCAGCCACGAAAATGAGCGTCAACCGCGATCCGGTGACGGTCGAGAACGAATTTGCCGCGCCAAAGGCGCCGGCTGTCGCTGTCAAGTCAGATGCCCCGCAAATTATTTTGACCGTTCCAACGCGCGGGCGGCCTGATTTGGTGGTCCAGACAGTGTGGTCGCTGCTTGAGAACGCCGCTCTCGCGACAACGCGAATCGTAGTTGGACTCGATAGCGACGAGCCTGTAATTCATCTTCCAGAAGAATTTCCCGCAACAGGCCGCCTCACATTCATAACCGCGCTCCGCGAGGACTCGCTCGGCGCCAAATATAATCGCTGCGCCGCCGTCTTTCCGAAAGGCGATGTTTTCGTGCTCGGCTGCGACGATGCGGCGTTCGATGAGGGGTGGGACGAGAAAATTCTTGCCGCAGCGCAATCGTTTTCCGATGGCATCGGTACGGTGTTCTTCGGAGCTGATCCGCAAGTTCTACAGCCCGGTATCGCCATTACGCGCGGCCAAGTGGAACGGCAGGGCTATTTCATGACGGACCTGTTTCCGTTCTGGTGGCACGACACCTGGGCCGATGAAATCGCCCGCATGACGGGGCGATTCAAGGATATCGGCACGTCGATCAAATGCGAGTTCACGGGTCCGCTGAAAGCCTCGCGCGGTTGCCGCGACGTGGAGTTCTGGGCGCGGTTGTTCGATGAAACGCGGCATCTGCGGTGGGAAACGGCAGCAAAAATCGGTGGAATAACTGCGGCTGAAGCGCGTGAGTTGTTCGCCATGTTTGAGCGGCGCAATTCCAAGCTCCGTGATCCACTCGAAGCCAAGCGTATCGAAAAACTCTATTCATTCGATGCTCCCGACGATGAGCGCTATCGCCGCATCAAGGCCAAGGCCGAGAAGATGATGATGGAACTGGCCGAGGTCGCTTGATGTACCTGCAATTTTCCTCGCGCCGGATCGAGGACGGGCCGCCGCCCGGAAATGGCTGGCGCAAAGTGGGCGAGCCTGCAAATGGCCGCCAAGAGTGGCTGCTTGAGATCAAACCACAGGAGAAACGCTAAATGGCCCTTCCCACTCCGCATCCAACCCTGAAAGAACAGCGCGTGAGCTGCCACACGGCAAGTGCTGGCGCCACGCCGATCTCGGCCTGCACGAATGCGCCCTTCCGCGGCAAAGTGGTCAAACTGAGCGCGACCCTTGCAGGCACGCTGACCGGCGATACGACCGTGACGACGCTCATCAACGGCGTAACCGTCACCGCGCCAACTTTCACCCTGACAGCCTCGGGCTCGGTCGCCGGCACGACCTTTACCGTCGTTCCGACCGCCGCCAATACCTGCAATGAGGACGACTCGATCGTCTTTACGCCGGCCAGCGGCAACGGCTCG